ATGCAATAACGTATATGAAAATGGTGGCTCTTTTTCCCCTGGCGGAAAATATGCTATAAGAATAGGATGCGACCCTTTCAAATATGATAAAACAAAAGATAATAGAAAATCAAATTATGCAGCATACGCATATCAATTAGAAGATTTATCTGATGAAAATTCAGAATTTAATGATATGTTTGTGATGAAATATGTAGACCGACCATTAACTACTGACTTACAATATGAAGCAGTATTAAAAATGGCTTGGTATTGTGGCACACAAGTACTTTTTGAAAGAAACGTAGAAGGATGGAAAAAGTATTTCAACTACAATAAATGTGGAGGATTTCTGATGTGGCTGCCTAAAGAAGTAGAGCCTGGAATTTATACTGATGGAGCAGGGAAGACCACGCAAATGATATGTGACTTTACAGAGGCTTATATTGAAAAGAATGTTCAAAAGGTTTATTTTAAGTCACTTATGGAGGAATCAGCAGGATGGCTTGGTTTTGAAGTAGGAAACACGCAAAAATATGATGAAGCTATGGCAAGTGGATTTGCGTTAATAGCTTCAAAACAAAAAAGATACATAAAAGAAGAAGAAAGAAAGAAAAACGTTGAATTTATAATACCTTATACAATAGCTTAAATATGAGATATACTCAAATGGGAATTGGAAGTTCCTACCCTTATCCTGACCACAACATTGCTCCAGAAAAAAAGGATGCTGCATGGTGTATGCAATATGCAAAAGCTGTATATTACGACTTTACCTTCGCTTATCCTCTTGGTGTTTTTGCTAACAATAATGGTAATTATGAGAAGTTTAGAATGTATGCTTTAGGTAAGCAGCCAATATCTCCATATAAGAAACTATTAGGTGTTGATGCTCAAACAAACCACACTTGGCTATCTGTAGATTGGACTGCTAGAGCTGTTGTTAGTTCTTATAGAGATAAAGCTATAAGCAGATTAATGAAAGACGATTTTGGGTTAGTATGCACCCCAATAGATATGTTGGCTAAAAGTGAAAGAGAAGACTATTATAATCAATTAAGAATTAAGTTGATTATGAGGGAACAGCTACAACAACAAAACCCAGAGCTAGCAAACCATCCAGCATTAGCATTGAATCCGAATGAACCATCTGACCTTGAAGAATTGGAAATGAGATTGGATATGGATGAGCAGTTTATTAGAAGTAAAGATGCAGAGCAAGCAATTGAATTAGCCCTTTATCAAAATAGCTACAAAGCACAAAGAAGACAAGTTTTTGAAGACCTATTTGATTACGGAGTAGCAGGGTATAAGGATTGGCTAGGAGATGATAATAAAGTTTATTATAGAAGAGTTAATCCAGAATGTGTTGTTACAAGTTATTGTAAGAATGGAACATTTAGTGACATTATTCATGCTGGAGAAGTGATAGATGTTTCTCTTGTTGACTTGGGAACAGTTAAAGATAAAGATGGTAATGCCATGTTTGACGATGAGGAATTGCAAGAGCTCGCAGGCTCTATTGCAGGTAAATTTGGTAATCCTGCACAATTGGGTAAGGGAACAGGATGGTTTAAGACTTATGATAGATTTAAGTGTAAGGTGTTAGACTTAGAATTTTATACTTATAATGAAAGCGTATATAGAGAAGCGATAGACGAAAATGGTAACATGGATTTTAGAAAAGCTGACTATAATAGAGGGAAGAAGTCAGATAAGTATAAAAGAAAAAGAGTTCAATATGTATACAGATGCAAGTGGATTATAGGTACTGAAAAATGCTATGATTGGGGAATGGCTTATGACCAAAAGCGTAGCAACAACCCTACGAAAAAAACAAAAGCAAGGTTGTCATATAACTTCTGTGCTTACAATTTCTATGAAATGAAAGGGCAGTCATATATGGAGCGACTTATTCCCTACATTGATGATTATCAACTAACAATACTTAAAATACAAAACTTTAAAAATAGAGCCGTTCCTTCAGGATGGTGGATTGATTTAGACTCATTAGAGAAGGTAGCCCTTAACAAGGGTGGTGCAAATATGCAGCCGAAAGAGTTATTACAAATGTTCTTTGAGACAGGTATCTTGGTGGGAAGAAGCGTAACAGAAGCAGGAGAGCCACAATCTCCCAACTGGAAACCAGTAATACCAATTGAAAATACAGCAGCAAGCGAGTTAGCAATGTTCTATCAAGACTTAGTTAACAGCATTGCTATGATAGAAAAGATAACGGGATACAATGATGTTACTTCAGGAAACCCTAATCCTAAAACACTTGTTCCTGGGTATCAAATAGCAGAGCAAAGCACAAACGATGCGCTTTATCCAATGGCATTTGCAGAGGAAGACATTACCCTTAGACTTGCAGAAGACTGTCTTTGCAGAATGCAACAAGGAGTTAAGAAAGGGGGGATGGTTTCTGGATATGCACCTGCATTAAATTCCAATACTCTTAAATTTATGGAAATAGCTCCAGACATTGCACTTAGAGATTATGGAATTGAGCTTGAAAGAAGAACATCGAATGACCAAAAAGCATGGCTATTGCAACAAATGCAAGTTGATATTCAAAATGGTCTTCTAGATACATCCGATGCCGTTTTGCTTGTAAACACAAAGAATGTTAAGCAAGCTCAAATGATATGGGCACATAGGGTTAAGAAGGCTAAAGAAAAGCAACAGCAGCAAGAGCTAGAAAAGATACAAGCCAATAATCAAGGACAGCAGCAGACAGCAATGATGGCTCAGCAAATGCAACAGCAGCAACAACAAATGCAGTATCAATTTGAATTGCAAAAAGAGCAAATGCGTATTCAGGCAGAACTTGAAAAAGAAAGAATGAAGATAGAGTCAATGGAAAGAATAGCTATGCAAAACAGTCAAACTAAAATTGCAGTGGCTCAAGAGACTGGTGATTCTAAATTAAATTCACATATGATTATGGGTAACTCTTCAATAGAAAAACAAAAAGTAGCAAATCAAAAAACAAGATGATTATTTTTATAAAAAAATAATTGTTTATAATAACTAAAAAATATAATTTTACTTAACCAATCAAAAACAAATCAAAATGAATATTAGAAAACTTTATGATGCAGAGCCAGAAGCTGCTAATCAAGGAGGTGGAGAGCCTCAAAGTATAGCATCTTTAATGGCAAAGCAAGGGAAAATGAGCCATGAAAATAGCCCAGTAGTACCAAGAGTAGAACCGAATGTAGAAGTAAAATCAGAGCCTAAAAGCGAAACAAGGACTCAAGAACCAACTCCTGTTGAGACAACAAAAGAAAGTATTGAGTCTAGAGTAGAGCCAGAAGCTCAAAAAATAGCCAAAGAAGAGTCACAAGCAAATCAATGGCAAGAAGTTCTTAGACAACAAAAACCAGAAGCAATCTTAAAGGAACTTGGTTTCAATGAAGATGCTGTAAGTCTTTTAAGCGAACTAAAAGAAGTTGACCCTAAAATGGCTAAATTTCTTAATACTTGGAAGACTAATGGGGATGGGATTAAAGACTATCTAAAAGAAATGACAACGGATTATAGTCAAATGCCTTCTGAAGATGTGATGAGACATCAGCTTCGTGAAGAGTATCCAAAGGCTACCGAGAAACAATTAGATGTCCTCTTTAGAAAAGAAATAGTTGAAAAGTACAGCCTAGATTCTATGGATGAAGATTTAGTAGAAGAAGGGAAGCTCTTGCTTGATGCAAAAGCTGAAATGTATAGAGATAGACTAGTTCAAAAACAACAAGAGTATCTTCTTCCCCAATATACCCAAAAAACTGACGATTCAGAAGAAAGGGCACAGCAAGAATTTGAAAACTACAAGAACAATTTGCTTGGTAATCAGTTAACGCAGGATATGATGCAAAACAAAAGATTATCAATTGGAGAAGGGGATGAAAAATTCAACTATCCATTGACAGACCCTAATAATGTCGTAAATAATCTATTTGATAGCAATGCTTGGTCTAATAAACTCTTTGAAGTACAAAAAGATGCAAACGGGAATGAGCAATTTATTCCTAATATAGAAAAGCAATTGTTAATATCCGCAATACTTGAAGACCATAAAGGCTTCCTAAGAGAAATGGCTAAACACTATAAATCTCTTGGAGGTAAGGCAACAATTGATTCTTTAGACAACCCAAGTCCAATAGGAGGTTCAGCACCATCTAAGCCTTCAGTAGAACCTAAAAGTCCTGCTGAGTGGATGGCAAGAAATGGAAGGTTGGCGTAGTCTAAAATAAAAACAAATATTTATTAACCTAACTTAATTTTAAAACAATGCCAGTTACACAAGGAACAATGATTAAGTCATACGTATCTGCGATTGACTTTCTCGACCAAAGGGATATTGACCCTAACATCTACGACCAAAGTCGTGATAAAGCATTTACCGACATCATGAAAATGGTAAATCGCTACAAGCCAGCAACAATGTTTAACTACCATAACTTCGTTAATAACGATGTTTATGAAGTTGGAACAATCAGCTCTGTGAGCTCAACAGGCTTGGCTCAAATTCAATTTACAATCAACACAGCTTCTACCTTCCCTCGTGTTGGAGATTTGATTATGACATCAAATGCTAACAACAACACAGCTACAGGTGCAAAGCAAGCTCGTATCCAAACTGTAACTTTCGGTTCTGGTACAGCTACTTTGACTGTCCGTTCAGTAGGTGGAAACTCTAATGCTTTCTATGCTACAGTTGGAGATAAAGTTGCTTTTTCTTCAAATGCATTTGCTGAAAAGTCTGATGCTCCTACTAACCGTAGATATGGTTTGACTAAGTATTACAACTTAATCCAAATCTTCAGAGAAGTAGATGAGGTTTCTGACATCCAGAAGGTTGCAAAAATTGAAGTTAACGTAGGTGGAGACTACCACATTCTCCCTTACCAAACAGTACAAAAGTACATCAAACTTCAAGGAGATATCTCTGTACAAATGTTGGCTGGTGCTCAATCTAGCACTTTGTTCAATGACTCTAACCCATTCTTATCTGACCCTACATCTGGATTGCCTATCCAAACTACTGGTGGTCTTGATTGGTATGTAACTACCTATGGTATTTCTGACCAAGCTGCTGTATTGGGAACTTTTGGTTTCACTGAATTAGATGCTATTTGCGATAACTTTATTGCTAACAAAGCTCCTACAGACCAAATGGTTTTCATGGGTTCTAAGGCGTATCGTATCATCAGCAAGTTCTTGAAGAATTTAGGTTCATCTGGTGTAACTTCTGTCCGTTTGAATATCGATGGTAGAGACCT